TTGAAAACAACGGAATAGGTATCTCTGTGTTGGAAAAACTTAGAGATCTAGAATATCCGAATCTTTACTATTCAATTAAATCAACACACAAATACGTTGATCCAGTAGAGGGAGAGTATAACAGTCAAGCAATTATGGGATTCACTACTTCAACTAAAACCAGACCATTGATAGTTGCTAAGCTTGAAGAGTATGTCCGCAATAAATTAATAAGACCGAAATCAAATAGACTTTTTTCCGAATTTAAAACTTTCATTTGGAATAACGGAAAGCCACAGGCTATGAGAACTTACAATGATGATTTAATAATGTCTCTTGCTATAGCATGTTGGGTTAGAGATACTGCTCTAGAGGTATCCCAAAAGGATGTTGAGTATCAAAAAGCAATGCTAGATGGTATGTTTTGTACAAACAAAACAATCAACACAGCTATCAAAGGTATGAATGAATATAAAACCAGAGAGACGTTTGAAGAAAAATATGAAAAAGAAATTAAAATTACAAAAGACTTTCCATGGATTTTTAAAGGTTAGATTTTAGAATAGTATTTTACAAACAAATACAACTAATTACTTGGAAAAGGATTTCAAATGGCAAAAAATAAAAGATCGCAAAAATCTCCGTACAATCCAGAATCTAAACTTTTTAAATCATTAACAAAGTTATTCTCTGGTCCTATAACACAAAGGAGAACTCAAACCGGGCGACAGCTTAGAAGAAAGCATCTAGACATGTACGCTACTAGATTTAAGTCAGCGTCGGGAAAGCAATTTAAAAAGTATGAAAACAATCCTATAAATTCAATTACCCTCAACATGATCTCAAATAGAAACAGAGCAGAGAGATATGTTGATTTTGATGAAATGGAATACGTACCAGAGATCGCATCCTCTTTGGACATCTACGCAGATGAAATGACGACCTACACCGAGATTCGTCCGATGCTGAGAATAAAGTGTCCTAACGAAGAGATAAAACACACGCTGCACAATCTGTATCACAACATCTTGAACATAGAACACAATCTGTTTGGTTATTGTAGAACAATGTGTAAGTATGGTGATTTCTTCTTGTATTTAGATATTGATGAAGAGTTGGGTATACGTAACGCAATTGGTTTACCACCACAAGAAATCGAAAGACTTGAGGGTGAAGACGAAACAAATCCAAACTACGTTCAGTTCCAGTGGAACACAGCAGCCATGACTCTAGAAAATTGGCAGGTCGCACACTTTCGTATTCTTGGTAATGATAAACATGCACCGTATGGTACGTCTGTTCTTGAAGCATCCAGAAGAATTTACAGACAACTTATCCTGCTGGAAGATGCTATGATGGCTTATCGTATTGTTCGAGCACCAGAAAGAAGAGTCTTTAAGATTGATGTGGGTGGGATACCGCCACAAGACGTAGAACAATACATGCAAAAAGTTATGACACAAATGAAGCGTCACCAAGTGGTTGATCCAAAAACTGGTAAAGTTGATCTACGTTACAACCCACTTTCAATTGAAGAAGACTATTACATACCAATACGAGGCGGAACTAGTGCCACAGACATAACAAATCTAAAAGGCGGTGAGTTTACCGGTCAGGTTGAAGACGTTAAATACTTAAGAGACAAGCTGTTCGCTGCTTTGAAAATACCACAATCATATCTAACGATGGGTGATGGTGCAAAAGAAGACAAAGCCACCCTAGCGCAAAAAGACATACGTTTTGCTAGAACTATTCAAAGATTACAAAGAGTTGTGATTTCAGAGTTAGAAAAAATAGGAATTATACATTTATACACATTGGGTTACAGAAATGACGATTTGTTGTCTTTCAAACTTCAACTTAATAATCCATCGAAGATAGCAGAGTTACAAGAGATTGAACATTGGAAAGCTAGATTTGACATTGCCGGTGCGGCAACCGAGGGCTACTTTTCAAAACGTTGGATTTCTGAACACTTGTTGGGGCTATCCGAAGATGAGTTTTTACGAAATCAAAGAGAAATGTTCTTCGATAAAAAATATGCTGCCAAGCTTGAAGCAGCCTCCAAAGGTGGAGAAGGTGCTGAAGATGCTGGTGGCGAAGGCGGTGTTGCTGGTGGGCTTGATGATCTCGGTCTTGGCGGAATTGGTGACGACGCTGGAGGAGACACCGATCTTGGTGGTGCAGACACCGGTGGCGCAGCTGCTGGTGGGGCCGGCGGGACACCAGCTGGGGAAACCGGCGGTGATAAAGGAGGTGAGCCAGATCTTCTCGCCGAGCCCGCTGCCAAGAGGGATGATAAAAGAGGACCTTACAAGAGGCACAAATCAAGCTACGATAAAGGAAGAAGAATAAAAAACTATCGTAGCCTAGGAAGTCCAGAAGTCGGAACCAGCCGCTCTACTTTTCCAGGAAAGACTGGATTTGGAGGTATGGATTCTATCGCCAGAGGTATGGTAGAGACAAAAGAAAAACCTGATAAAACAGATGAGCAAGCTCTATTTACAACGAACGCAGAGGTTCAGACTCTACTAGAGGGATTATTTAACAAGGACAAAGAAGATGAAACACAATAAGAAAAGAAATACCGCTTTTCTTTATGAATGTCTTATAAAAGAAGCTACAAAGGCGGTTGTTAGACACGACGAAGACAGGAAGCAAGAAATAATAAAAATTATAAAAGAAAACTTTGCTAAAGATTCTGTGTTATATGCTGACTTACAAGTCTATAAACAGTTGTTGGAAACAAAAAATTTAGAGGATACTTTTGCACACAGATTTATTCTGGAGGTTAAAAAGGATTGGGATTCTTTGAACAGAAAGAAAATTTTTAATAGTCAAACACAATTAATAAAAATTATAAACGAATCTTTAGGCTCCGATGTGTTTTCTAATTTTGTTCAAAACTACAGAAATCTTGCAACAATTGGCCAATTTTTAAACTCAAACGGAGTTGGTGCTAGGAATAGACTGGTACTAGAAGATAGAGTAAAAAGTCTTGTTATGATTAAAGAAAGTAAACAAAAGAATGAAAAACTTTTACACATTGATAAACTCACATACAACACCTTTGTACAAAAATTCAATGAGTCTTATCAACATTCACTCAGACCGGAACAAAGGAGCTTGTTAACAAATTACATTGTTTCTTTTTCGGATAATGGATTGGGCTTAAAAAGTTTTTTAAATGAAGAGATTGGAAGATTAAAGCAAGAGATTTTATCTATTTCTAACTTGAATTACGCTGATAAGCTATCTAAGATTCATGAAAAGCTTGAATCTTATTCTAAATCTCCATTGACTGAGGATGTGATAAAACAAATTTTTTACATTCAAGATCTAATTGCGGAGATTAAAAAATGAAAGTCACAATAGTTCCTGAAGAAATTGGCATAGGTGTTAACATTGACTCCCCTGTTGATATTGATGTTAAAAAAACTATTAACGTTGAGATAGTAAACTCAAATAAAAAAACAATTGAATTTGAAATGAACATGCGACGAGCACTAAATGGTGACTTGATGATTTTTGAACACAAAGAAATTGACATTGTAATCATGGTGGATAAAAAGAAAATAGTTGCTTTTGCAAAAGAGCTGATGTCAGAAGTTGTCTACGGTGCGGAGTCTAGACTTATGGAACATCTACGTAGATTCGGTGTAATAGAGTATGACTCAATTCAAGGTGGAAACGTCTATGGATCCTTGGAAGGAAAAATTCACGAATCCAAAGAAAGAGATTCTATAAAATCAACTATCTATCAAATTCATGAATGGCTTGAGACGGAAAGACCATACACGGAAGCAGTAGAAGGGCATGATGAAGCCATGGAAGATGCAGTGTTGAATCCAGATGACGAAGAGTCGACACAACTTGGTGAAGTACCACAAGAAGAAGAGAAGGGTTCTATCTTAAGACACAACCTTTTTGCTCCGTATGTCTATGGTCGCTACACATTTTAGAGGTTTAAATGATAAATTTTATTCTTGCCGCATACGGCATGACTTTTATTCTTGTCTATGGTAAGATCTTTGAAGATCTCCGACCACCAAAAGATTATACAAAGAAATGGAATACACTTTTTCATTGTCCGCTTTGCATGGGTTTCTGGGTTGGGGTATTTTTGTTTTCTATAAACGGATTTACAGAACTATTTACATTTGATTATAATTTAGCAAACGCATTTATTTGCGGTTGTGTTTCTGCTGGTACATCATACCTGTTATCAATGATAATAAATGACGATGGCCTCAAGACTCAAAGCCAAAAGATAAATTGCAATTGTTCAAGAAGGAGCACATTATGATGAAGAAATGGATGCTACAACCAGTTCGTCGTTGCTGTTCAGGCAGCTGACTCAAGCGGGTGGTGCCCGCAACTATGGAGATATAAATGAGTAAACAATTATTAACAGAGTTTTTTGAACTGTGTCCTGATGGACGCTGTCTCGACATGCTTAGTGAAAGGCAAAAGAGAGATGTAATTGAAAACGGAACTGTTTATTTAACTGGTAGAATACAAACTGCTGGTAAGAAAAATGGAAACGGAAGAGTTTATCCAAAAACGGTTCTTGAAAAAGAAATTGCAAATTATCAAAAAATTATAAGAGATAACAGAGCAACAGGTGAACTTGACCACCCTGAAGACTCTGTTATAAATCTTAAAAATGTTTCTCATTTAGTTGTTGAGTGTTGGTGGAGAGGTAACGATGTTATGGGTAAAATCAAAGTGCTTGATACTCCATCAGGACGTATACTTAAAGATCTTATAAACGCTGGTGTAAAGCTAGGCATTTCTTCAAGAGGACTAGGTTCAGTTAATGAAAGCATGGATGGTACCTCCACAGTGAATGAAGATTTTCAGCTTATTTGTTTTGATATTGTCTCAGAACCATCAACACCAGATGCGTTTGTTTATCCAGACGAAAAACGAAACATGTTTGGCTCTGATACTTTTAAAGTAAAAGTTAAAGAAGCAAAAGATAACCAAATTGATGATCTATTTAAAAAGATTTTGAGGGACTAATGAATAAAAACGAATTAAAAAAGATACTAAAACCACTAATAAAAGAGTGCATTCGCGAAGTTATTTTCGAAGAAGGTGCTCTTTCTTCTGTGGTTTCAGAAGTTGTAAAAGGCATGGGACAACCTTTGGTTGAAGCTAGACCACCAACAACTAAAAAACAAGTTGCACGATACGAAACTGATGAAGAGGCAAAACTTAGGCTTGACGAAAGAAAAGCAAAAATGATGGAGGCTATTGGAACAGATGCATACAATGGTATAAACCTTTTTGAAGGCACAACACCAGCACCAGCAGCGTCCAACAACGCACACAGTCCACTAGATAATACAGACCCTAGAGATCCAGGAGTTGACATAAGTTCAATTATGGGAAAATCATCAGCAATTTGGTCAAAAATGGTAGGTAAGTAATGGGTGTTAATTATTCTGTTAGAGTTCGTAAAAAAGATAACATAGATCGTGTTATCAAGAGATTTATAAAAAAATGTAAAAAGCTTGGTATAATAGATGAAGTCAAAGACCGACGACAATATACAAAGCCGTCTGAAAAAAGAAGAAGAGCTAAAGAGCGTGCAATTCGTAGAAGGAAGAAAGAAGAGAGAAAACGGGCAAAATAGACTAGTTATTGTAGTTTAAGGAGTATCATATGTCAGTACAAAAATATACCAGTTGGGGCAGAACAAGACGACCAAAAGCTTTGGAAGATAGCAGTGCTGTGGCAACAAAGCAGACTGCTACCTCGGTAACTTGCGTGGCAGTTGCAGATCTTGCCGATAACCTAAATAGCGCAGATACAGGAAAGAACGGTTATGTTACAGAAAATCAAAGATTCTTGCACATTCAAATAGAAAACGATGGCACGGATGACACATTGCAACTGTTTGCGTACAACTATGCCTTTGGTGCTTGGGCAGCGCTTTATCTTCCACATGGTACTCGAACACAATTAGATACTGGTGATGGTGATGATTCATCTGGGCAGACAACTAACGATACATACGTTGAGGCAAAATGGACAACTGTGGACGGTAAGTTTATGGTAACAATTCCAATTCATGGGATTGACAGAATCGCTTTTGTACATGATGGCACCTTAAATCATATGGTGGTACGCGCAGCTTGTAGTACATTTTAAAGAGAGGTTTAGATGAGCGGATTTGGCTGGGCATATTTAAGCGGAAGCCGAGGTGGTGTAAACGATTCTGTACAAATAAAGAAAAATAACGATTTAACAGGTTCAAGCAATTTTACATACAACATAGCCTCCTCCACCATAGCATTGACTGGTACCTTGAATGTTTCTGGTGCTGTCAATGCTAACGCTTTTAATCTTGGCGTCATTAATAAAAATGTAACAAACCTTAGCGTGACAGGGTCAAGCAAGTTTGGAGATACTTCAGGGGACGTTCATCAATTCACTGGTTCGCTAGAGATAGTTGGTAACGCCTCTGCTTCATTAAATGTCTCAGCTTCTCAGTTCTATGGTGATGGTTCAAATATTTCAAACGTTACAGCAGTTTCAGTAACTAGCCCACTAAGTGTAGCGATAATTTCTGGCTCCACAGCGGTGTCTGGGGCGTCGGGTTTTTTTGGCACAGTTAGCGCAAACTCTTTTGTTGGAGATGTAACCGGAACATCTACTAAAGTAACAGTTACAGATAGCACTGCTAATACAAACTTTCCCGTTGTTTTTAATAATGAGTCAGATGGGCTGCTAGATGACACTGGTACCTTTACATATAACCCAAGCAGCGCTACACTATCTGCTACAAATCTAGCGGGAACCCTATCGACAGCGGCACAAGCAAATGTAACCTCTGTAGGGACGCTATCGTCTTTAGCAGTAACTGGTGATTTAACAGTTGATTCTACAACCTTAAAGGTTAAGTCTTCAGATAACAGAGTCGGTATTGGTAGAATAGACCCACAGAGATCATTGGAAGTATTAAAAGCTAGCGAGCCACAACTAAGACTTTCTTATTCTAAGTTTGAATTTGGCGTTAGTGCAAACGTGTTTTCAGAATTTGAAACAATGTCTACTGGGGTTCTGGTTGTATCTTCATCCGGTGGCAAGACCTATGTCTCAGGTGCTATTGAAGCATCTGGTGCATTAAGTGCGTCTAGTCTCGTTTTATCTGGTCTTGCTTCAGGAACCGCAACTACATCTAGCTACCTTGCTCTAGATTCAAACAATAACGTTGTGTTGACCTCATCGTCTGGTGGCGGTGGTGGCTCCGGGGGCTCAATAGGAGCTGCTGAAGATGGTGATTATACCGACGGTCTATACACTGATTTTACAAATAGCACAACTGTTGGAACCGCTGTTGATAGATTCAATGAAGTCTTAAAGATTTTGGCACCATCACCTGCACCGGCTGTTAGTAGAATAAATGAAGATGTCACAGATGGTGTTTCTGCTAAACTTTCATT